AAAAATTTGAGGGGTGCCCACAGAAAGATGGTGTTTGTTACAGTTATCAAGATAGCGTAGGAGTTTGGACGTGTGGATTCGGCTTTACAAAAGGCATAGATGAAAACACAAAAATGACTATGGAAGAAGTCGAAAAAAGATTCGATGAAGAATTGGAAGAGTTTGAGACTTATTTGGAAAAATATATTGAAGTTGAGCTCACACAAAATCAATGGGACGCAATTATGGCATGGACTTGGAATCTTGGGCCTTCAAACCTAAAGTCTTCTACTATGCTCAAAGAAATTAATGCTAAGAATTTTGCCAGAGTACCAAGCGAGATGCGACGATGGAATAAGGCCGGAGGGAAGACATTGGATGGCTTGATTCGTAGGCGTGAGGCAGAAAGTTTGTTATTTATGAATGAACCATGGCACGAGATTTAGTGATGTGTAATACTACGTCTAGGCGATTTACGCTTAGAGTCGGGTGGTCTTTTACGTCACTACCTTGCCGCCCGGCTCGCTTATGAGTGAAGTATCTTACAAAGATTTCGATATTTTGTCTGAGCAAGACAAGGCAGAAGCCCTTGCGCTTATCAATCGTTACGATCAACTCGAAAAGCAAGACAGTTGCCAGGGCGATTTCATGTCATTTATCAAACACATGTGGCCAGAGTTTATTGAGGGCAGACATCATAAAATTATCGCGGACAAATTCAATAAGATTGCAGATGGTAAACTCAAGAGGCTAATTGTTTGTTTGCCGCCTAGACACTCTAAGTCAGAGTTTGCATCTACTTTTTTTCCAGCCTGGATGATGGGGCGAAGAGGCGATCTGAAAATTATCCAAACGACACACACAGCGGAGCTTGCTGTAAGGTTTGGACGAAAAGTAAGAAACCTTATTGGCAGCGAAGAATATCAACACGTTTTCCCGGATCTACAGCTCCAAGCTGATAACAAATCAGCTGGCCGTTGGACCAGCAACCAAGAAGGTGAGTTTTTCGCAGCTGGTGTTGGCGGTGCGATTACAGGTCGTGGCGCTGATCTTTTGGTTATTGATGATCCTCACTCTGAGCAAGATGCACTTTCACCAAAGGCTTTAGAGTCTGCATACGAATGGTACACTTCTGGCCCAAGGCAACGATTACAGCCCGGCGGAATCATTGTGAT